GACTGTATTCTCGGTGAAAGTGATCGTCACACCGTTCGGGAGCGCGACGCTCACCAGATCGATCAGCAGATCGCGGATCGTTTCCGAGATCTGGCGCGCAACAAGCTGTCCGCCTAACTCGGGAGCAGCGTAACTGTCGAACTGGAATTCTCCATCCTTCAGCGCGGTCGTCAAGTCGAGCGTGGTCGCGGCCGGAGATCCATCGAGTACGTTGATGACGATGAACCGCGCCGGAGGCTGCTTCGATGCAGCGCCAAAAAAGAACGCGTTTACGATGTTCGCCGGCGCCCCGCTGTAGGCGCCAGGACCGATCAGCTGCTGGATCGCCGTTTGTAAGGCGAGCTGCAGATAGAGCGCTGGAAGAATCGGCGCCATCGGAAATCACCGGACGAACGCGCACGCGAGCACCAGCAGACAAAAGATCCAGAACCCGTGAGCGTCGCAGAAAAGTTTCAAGGGCATCAGCTTTGCTGGCCAGCATTCTGGCCAACCTCGAAGGCGTAAAGATGCAGCTCGAAGTGCATCTCCTCGGGATCATCGATCGCAGCGATCTGCAATCTGCGATTTTCCCAGGTGAAGGTCATCGACTCGACAATGCCCAGCTGATATGGAATCACCCAGAGAGCATCGACTCTCTGCGCGATCTGCTGAGCCTTATCGTTTTCCCGTCCCTGCAGAGCGCGCTTCGTTGCCCAGCTCGTCCCGAACGCAGCCGGCGGACCTGTACTGCCGTCGGCAGCGCTGCGCTGCCCCGGAAGGAACAGCGTTATCTGCCGCGTCATTGATCCGATCGGCGCGTATCCGCTGAGCGTGCGCAATGGCACTTACTGCCACCGAACGATTGCGAACTTCAGCGCGGCGTTGCTGCAGCTGGTGTACATGACCTGCCCCGTCTGCTGCCAGCCGATCAGGTACTTCAATTCGATCGCAGTGATGCCGCTGGCCGCAACGCTGTAGTTGGTCAGACTGGTATCAGTGCGGCCGAAGTTATCGGCAACGCTCGAAATCGTGAACGTATAGGCGCTCGCGCCAGAATTCTGCACCAGAAAGATCTCCTGGCCGGTGACAGCAAAAGAGTTTCCATTCACCGCGTCACAGGCGGCGAAGCTGACGGTGAGGTCGCCGGCCTGCACGGCATAGTTATTGAGCTTGAGCTGAGCAGGCGTGAGCGGCGTCTGGTTGGCGAAGGCCAGCGAAGCGGCGAGCACGAGCATGGAAGCAACGGCAGTGATTTTGCGGAACATTTGTTTTCTCTCCTCTTGGAAAAGTGAACTCAGAACTTAGCCGCGGGTTTGCGCGACGTCGATCACGCGCCAGTGCCACAACTGACTTAGTAAGTGCATCGGGACGATTCCCGGAGTACCGGCAACCACCGGCTCGCGGTTACGGTGCCAGTGAGCCAGGAGCTGCAGCAGCAGCTTGATCAAACCCATCGGGATCTCGCAGGGATTGTTTGTTGGCGTGGCTGCGGGCGTTCCCCAGGGGACCTGGCCGTAGCCTGCAATGAAGTGCACCTGCACAGCATTCGGAACGTAGAGCACCGGCGGCCAGAATGAACCTGGCAGCGGAAAGATGCGCGGCGGCTCGCTGTCTGCGTCATAAATGAAACTGCCCGTGGGCGCCGGTCCGATGCAGGTCCAAATGAGCTGCGTGCCATCGGTCGTTGTCTGGCCGGGCGTTGTTGCCCATGTCGGCTGCGTCGCGCCCGACATGTAGGTCCCATCCTCGCTGGCATTCTGGACCGTCGACACCTGCTGCTGGTTGCCATTCGGATCCTCGATTGACTCAGAGAGCGAATATTCGGTGAGCAGAAGCCAGCTGAAGAGCGCGGGATAGATGTAATCGATTTCGCCGGTCTGGTCGTCGGTATAGCTCAGCGAAGTGATCGACTGCAGCGGCGATCGCAAGAGCTTGATCATTTGCGAATAGTTCCACAGCGTCGTCGAGTAGCGCGGCAGCGAGTAATAGGCCGGTGGGTAGGCCATCTGCGACATCACCGAGTCGGTGAAATACGGAAAGCTGTCGAGCGATTGCCGATAGCCCTTGTTGATGAGGCTCCGGCCAGTGATGCGCTCCACTTCCTCGCGCGCGGCCTGCACCAGGCCTGCGATCAGCAGATCATCGTTCGTGACGTTCGGCCCGATGCGCAGCCAATTTTTCGCCTGGGCGAGAACGATCGGTTCAACCACAGGCGCGATTTCTTCGACGATGTAGCCCATCTAAAATTCTCAGCGGCGCCCGCGCGCGCGTGCCGCCGTTTGCGCGACCGCTCGCTCTTGCGCCGGCTGGACCATGGCGCTCTCGGGGTGCGCGCTGCGTGGAACTCCAACTTCTTCCGCGATGCCGCTCGCGAGCATGGCCCGCGCGACGTCTGGCAGAAACTCTCCGACCTGGCCGGTCGCACGAATCCTGCAGGTGACGAGCTTCGCGATCATTTCTGGCATAAACTGCCCTCCAATTCCCGTGGAAACCGACCGCGCAGGGGACAGGTTCTTCCCCACGCGCGGCCCGGCAGGTTTGATGTTGCTCGCTTGATTAGCTGATCGTGACGCCGGAGCTCTGGACTGGGATCCAGTACCCGTTGCGGGCGACCAGGGTGACGAAGCTGCCCTGGGTGCCATTGAATGTGATCAGGTGATGCGAAGGCGTAATGCCGCCGGCAGAGCAGGTCACGGTGTGAGCGTGGCCGCTGTTGTCGATGATGGTGATTTCCAGGCCGTCATTGCCGCCAGCTGAGGGAGCGCCGGCAACAGGCTGCGCGAGAGTGCAGGCGTCAACGCCCGCGGTCTCGATGAAGGAAGTGCCGCAGATCGGCGTCGATTGCGTTGTGCTGAGGCCAGGAGGAAGATCGAGCGGGCCGCCGCCGCCAGTGATGACGTCGGTTGTGCCGGTGAGAACTTCAAACTGGAAGGGCAGGTTGCTGCTCTGCCCGAGGACGGTATCCGCATCGGGCGAGTTCGGCCCGACCATTGTCCCTGGATTTTTCGCTGCAATTTGCGTCATGAGAGTAGCTCCTCGAAATTTGAATTTGGAAACGGTTAACGCGGCCCAGCTCCCGGCCGCTGAAGCGGAGATGGGAGCCGGGCTGCGGAAATTGCGACTAGCTGCTCGCCTGCTGCAGGTAGCAGATTGGGTGAGTGCCGGCGTCGAGCAACTGGCCATCGGCGCGGCTGAAGCCGATATAGGCCAGCTGGCCGTAGTCGGCAAAGCGTTCGCGCAGGGTCAGGATGCCCAGCTCTTTCACGCGACGGATGACGTACTTGTTCACTTCACCGTAGAGAACCGTGTTGTTTCCCGAGCCGGCGACGGCGGGCGTCGGCGTCATGTCGTTGTTGATGTGGTACGGGTAGTTATTGATCCGATCGGGATCTCCCGTGGCCACACCTGGCTTCCACAGCGGACGACCATACTTGTCGAGCAGGACTTTGATCACGCGCAGCGTTTGATCGTGCATCATGTACGCGGCGCCGCGTCGGTAGAGCGGATCGACGGTGTGCTCCAGGTTGTCGAGATCTTTCGAGCCGATGCTGGTGCCACCGGTTTCGGAGCCCCCAGTGTTGCTCGACGAGCCTGACGCGATCAGTGGAATGCCATACGCCTGGCCCGGAGTCGCGGTTGGAGTGCCGCAAGCTGCGACGACCGCCGTGACGATTCCGTTTGGCTGGTTGGTGCCCGTGCCCACGGTGAAATATGTGTTGTAGGCGCGGCCGAGACGGATCGCCATTTTCTTTTTGAGATAAGCCTCCATCGGGAAGGCCGAGTCCTGCAGCAATTCCAGGCTCAGCTTGATCATCTTCGTCGAGAACTTATAGGCGCCGAAGAGCACCTGGCCGATGGCGACGTCCTTGTCATTCACCTGTTGACCTTCGCCGACGATCTCGCCTGACACCGTGGTGTCGTTGTCGGTGGGGTAGGGCAACGGCTGGCCGGTCGCGGTGTCCATGATCTCCGCAACCTGCAGCATCGGGCCATAGTATTTCAAGGCTTCTTCCACTTCGTAGACGAAGCCTTTGGGCACAAAATAGCCGCCGAGTGAGAGCGTGCCGATGCCCATGTCGCGCTTCTCACGGTCGCTGAACTCCACGTTTGAACCGATCAGGAAGCCGCGGAACTCCGGATTCTGCCCGAAGATGATCTCGCGGTCCTCGACCGAACAGCGGTTCGTGTCGCCCATCTGGAAGGCGATCGAATATCGCCGGAAGGCTTCGAAGTAGCGATAGTTCAGGTCTTCGACGGTCTGGCGGATGTCGGCTGAGACGTGGTCGAGGGCGTTGTTCTTGAAGACGAGTTCGGCGCCGCGCTTCGTCACCGTCACACCGTGCTGGCGCAACGCGCGATCGTAGGCGACGATCGCTGCCGGGAGGTCTGCGCCGCTCAGAGGATCTTGCGGAGGGCGCCTGGTGCCACGCATCTCGGCTTCGAGTTGAAGAGCGCGGGCTTCGCGGGCGTTGTCGGTGCGGATCTGTTCGCGTTCTGCAGTCAGCACGTCAACCTCGTCCATGATTTTGTTGAACTGCGTCTTGGCCTCTGTGCGTTGCACGGCCGTCGACGTGGTAAGAGCGATAGTGCGGCGGTGGGTCTGCGCCTGCTCGTTGAGCTGGGCCAGCTTCTCCGCGATTTCGCGTAGTCGTGATTGACTCATGGTCTTTTCCCTTGTCCCCGTGGGGATTGAATTCGGGACAGCCTGGCGCCGCCGGCGCCGGGTTTCTCCGTGATCCCGCATCCACCTGGGCGATTACGCCCGGCCGCTTCCGGCGCGGATGAAGGTTTTGGATCTTGCAAAACTTGTTAGGCGCTGGGCTTCATGCCTGCCAGACGCAGGCGCGCATCGACCTCGTCGAGAGCTGCGGCGCGATCGCCGTCTTCGTCGTCGACGCCGTCATGCTCGCCCTCATAATCGGGATTGGAACAGTCCTCACAATTACCCGTCTGGCACTCGCTACACTCGCATTCACACTTCGTGTTGCTGCCCGGACCGGAATCGGTTTTGCGCAGGGCGTGTTTAAGCAGATCGCGCTGTTCGACGCTCAGGCCGAGGCTCTTCGCCTCTTCGTCCGAAACGGTGATGCCGTACTTTTTGCAGAGGCGCACGAGCTTCTTCCAGGCCGCGGGCTTTTTGTCGACCGGGATCTTTTGCGTCTGATCGAAGCGCGCGAGCGCATTGCGCAGATGCGACTTGATCTTCTCTTCCGATTTGAACTTCCAGGGGAGCGCCCAGGTTTCGGGCTTCTCGGGATCGCCGACATAAATGAAGCAGCCGGAAGTAAGATCCTCGCTGTCGACGCGCTTCGTAGGCGTATCGCCGCGGTGGATCGAGAGTGAGCGCGCCAAGTGATTGCAGCGCCGCTGGTCTCCGCAGCGGGCCATGTGCATCTCGCATTCATCGCATTCCGCGGACATGCAGGCGCGGCAAGCGCAGCGGCATTCCTGTTCTTCGTCCTGAGCTCCGTCGCGTTCTTCGCGTTCGAGGCGCGCGCGGATCTCAGCCGGAAGACCTTGGAGCGAGAGCGCGGCCGAACGCAGCTCATGCTGCATCTCACGCGATCGTGCCTTCACGTCGGTGCCTTCGTAGGCTGGGAAAGTAACTGGACCCACATCGAACAGATCGACGTCTTCGATCTCGCGCGTGTAGATGGTGACGCCGTCGGTCTTTTCCTCGCGCGTCGTTTGCTTTGTCACGGTGAAGGCAAAGCTGCAACCGGTAATATCCTTGCGCTCGACCAGCGTGCCCACATCGCGGGCAACCTGCGTGTCGGGAAGCTCGCAGTCATAAGCTAATCCGACAGTGTCCTGGTCAAGGACGAGAGTGCCGGCAGCGGTGCGGCCAAGAAGGTTGTCGGGCTCGTGATTGAAGAGGGAGCGGACGTCCTGCTTTTCTTTGAGCGCGCGAGTGAAGGTGCCAGGCTTCACAATCTCAACCACGCGATAGTTTCCGCCGTCCCAGAGCACGTAGTTCTGGTTGAACACCGCAGCATGACCTTCGATGTGGCTTCCTTTGTCGCTGGCGCCTTTGGCGCGGAATCGCACTTGCGCGTCCTTCACGATGCGACGTTCTCTCATGACTGAACCTCCTCGGGAATTTCGGTTGCCGCCATGGCGGCGCGGGTCGCGGCCTGGCGATAGATCTCGATAGCAAGGGCTTTCGCGGCGCGATCGAGCTCGCGATCGCAAATCTCTCCGGCGTTGCCGTTCGCCTGGCGCCAGCCGCCGGATTGGTAGCGGTGGTGCATGGTTTTCAAATACTCGGCGAGGAAGCTGGAGCGCTCCAATCCGTCAGGATCGGGATCGGCGTGCAAATGAGCGGCCGCGAATGGCTGCAGCGCCTCGCCAAGACTTAGAAGAAGAGGCAGGAAAGCCCGCTGGAATGCGGCGAAATCACACTCCGATCGCGCGCAAACCCTGCCAAAAGCGTCGCGGAACAAGCGCGAATAGGCCTGCTGCACGCCGCCGACGCCCTTCGCCTTCTTCGGTTGCTTCTTTTTCTTGCCGTCGTCCCCATCGCCTTCGTCGCCGTCAGGCTCGGCCGAGGGCAGCGCCGGATTCTCGTAGGCCTTGTCTGAGGGCGCCATGTTGATCGGCATCCAGGTCGAGTCGGACCCTTC